CGACGAATAGGATTCTCTGGTAGCGTTTCGTCTGTAATTGGATTTTCTGGTACAAAGCCTTGGAAGATATACGAACGCTTTTTCCAGTACTTACGACCCATGTCTTCAAGACTTGCGTCTTTAAACCAGCCGCGTACTTCTGCTAGGATCGGGCACGAATCGCCGTACATTTCCATACATGGTACTTGCACTTGTACTGGACGAGAATCAGTCTCGCCTTTAACTCCTGCAAATGGTAGTTTAATCATCAAACGTTCTTTCCAAAAGAAAGTGTTTGTGTCGTCGCCGTCTGGAAGGAAACGGAGAGTTGATTGCTCGCCTTCTTTCATATTCCAAAATGCGAAAATTGCGTTGTCGCCACCGCCTTGATTACGGTTGCCGCCTGCGCCGGCTTCTTGTTCCTTGAGCTTTGCTCGGATTTCTGCTAATGATGCCATAGTTATGCCTCCTAAATGTTAATGCCTATGTGCTTGTGCGTATAATACGCTGTGCCTGTTTGTGTGCAGCACTCTTATATACTACACAATTAGTTATGACTTGTCAACTATAAAATGACAAGTTTTATTAAAAAATTAGCTGATTATCGTAAACCAGCTAACTCTTGAATTCTATCTACGTTGCTTATTTTTGCAACTTGGTATTTTTCGAACACTTGTCCTAAACGTTCAATAAACTTACTTGCTGGTTTGATATATCTATCACCGTAGTCTTTTTCAACCATAGTTAAAATTGCCGTTTCGCCTTTTGGAAATACACCTTGTTCTCTATCGTAAAAACTTAGTATAAACTCGCCTAACGGAGTCTTTTGTTCTTCTTTTTCTAACTTGATCTTTTCGTCACCTGGACCATCCATTTTAGCTTGGCGTACTGCGTTAACGTATGCATTGCCTTCGTCTGTTTCTTCGTCGCCTTCAACTTGTGCGCTAAAGTTATCTGAAAACTGACCAAGTAGTTTGTCATATGCTGCATCAATCTGTGATTCCATTGGTGCTGGACCTCTTGTACTTCCGTCAACAGAACCGTTTGGCATTGTAGTTGTTTGTGCGCCTGCTCCGATGTTTACTTCTGGTGCAAGTTGGTATGTAAAGCCGCCTTGTGCAGGAACAATCTTATAGTCAACACCTTTTTCAAACTGTTTTTTCATTTGCCCTGGCTGCGACCCTAACTCTGCTTCTGCTGCACGTTGTGCCAATGCAGGGGTTGCATGTACTTCTGGTCTTGCTTGTGGACGCATACTAGTTTCTGGTGCTGCTTCTGCCATGATATCATCAAACGACAGATCTTGTGTTGTGCTTGCTTCACTTACTAGTTTATAAATGTATGGAAATACATCTTTTAAATCTTCGTTAAACTGCTTGATAGTAAGCTGATCGATCCAATCAGTTTGTACATCTTCTGGTACTTGCATATCTTCAATAACTACAAAATCTTCAAATGCTTCTTTGTACATTGTAGGCTTTTGTAATGTTTGAATTCTTTTCTTAACTGCAACCATACGCTCGTTTACTGTACCCATATGCTCAGCAAGACTTTCTGCCATTACACTGCTACGACCCATATAAGTTTTAAACTTGCGGAGATTTGAAAGTTCTTCACTTAATCCGGTAATGTGCTTGCCAAAGTCATCATACGGATGACCGCCTTCACTAACGTGTATTGCCATTGCTCTTGCACCACTTAAATGTTTAAATGGATACTTAAACTTTTCACCTGATGTGTTTTCAATAAAAAGCGAACCAATTTTTTTGTTTCTACTTTCGCCTTCGCCTATTGCACCTGTGTGCTTGATAGAAAGTTTAGCATTTCCAAATTTTTGGAAGCTAGTTTTGTGAGTGCCGTACATTCTTGACTCTGCCATTTGTGTTTCTCCGCGTGTTGCTGCCATATCTGCGTAATCTCTTTTTGTAAAGTTAGTTTTGTTTATATCCCTAACTTCAAAGTTTAATAAACGTTTTTTTGAAAACATTCTTACATGTTTTAAAAACCCATACCAGTCTTTGGTTTCGGCATCGCCTACTTCGCTGGTAAAATCTTTATTATACATTATAGTTACACCTGATGTTTCATCTAGTGATATACTAACTTTACCTAAGTCTGTATCTTGACTTTTAAAATCAAACTCGTAAAATCTTGCAAGACTAGGTGCGCTAGTTACATTACCTTCAGCATCGCCGATTGTAACGCTTGGATAACGTCCTCTAATCTCATTGAATAACTGTTCTGCTACTTTATCTAAATTTCTCATTACAAACTATTTATCAATAACTACTACTAACGAAGATAGGCATGGGCATTTCATAATCATCATCTGCGTCTATTTGACTAAACGAGTTATATAACTCTGGATCCCAATCCTTCATTACTGTCATCATCCGAATAGTTAACAACAAACTACTAACCAAGTCGTCGTGGTGTCCGGGTTTAGCTTGAAAACTACTACCTGCTGCAATATATGCTTTTAACTCACTGATCAATACTTTACTTTTAATAGTAAGTTTATCGTTTTCTATCATTGTTTTAAGTCTAGCACATGCAGTTGTTTTACTACTATGAGTAGTATTGAATCCTTTGCGGAACTTTCTTACATGACCTTTTTTCATTGGTTCACTGATAAACAGCCCTGGAATATTTTCTTCGCCAAAATCATTGATAACAATTAAACAGGCTTCACCGATTCCGTTGTTTTCGACACTCCAGTAAATAGTGCTATCACCAAGGCATTCGCTCTCAATGTATTTGCATATATCTGTTAGCACTCTAATCTGTCCAGGAATAGCTGTAAGGTTGTGTTTCCATTCTCCGATTTGTTCATAGTTTGGAAGTTCTAAAATTTGAATAGCCGCAAAGTCGCCACCTGTACCCATACTAGGATCTAATCCTACTACATACGATTTTCCTGGCATTGGTTTTTTATACCAGCGTACTTGTCCCATATTAATAATAGGATCAAATCCTTCCATAGCAGCAAGTTTGATACTGTGTATAAGAGTTTCGTCAAAGATTAAAAACTCGCAACCGTATTCACGACGGAACTTTTCTTCACCAATACGTCCAACTTCTTCTACTTTCCAAGCATCGTCTCTGTCTGGATGTTCACTCCAATGTGATATAAAGCTATGAAAGCCATTTGTACCTAGCTCACTTTCGTTGCCGTGTTCGTCAAACTTTTGCTCTGCTTGTTTCCAAATAGTAGCAAATGTGTCTTCATCTGAGTTAGGTGTACTTGTAATAATAGCTCTACCACCTGTTGCTAGTGTAGGAGATATCGAAGTCCAAAACTCTTCAGCGATGTTGGGTTGCACAAATGCAAACTCGTCACAGTACAGTAATGATATACTCATACCACGTCCCGTGTTGCCTGTTGTTGTTTGTGCTACAATACGCGAACCATTTTCAAATTCAATTGATTGTTTGTTATAACTTGTAACACCTGCACGTATATGATCAGGACAACTTTCATACACAAAGCGTATGCGTGACATAATCTCTTGTGCGCCTGTGTATTTGTGTGCAGCAACTAGAATAGTTTGATCCGGTACAAACATCGCATACCATGCTAGATAGATACTAGCACAAGTAGTCTTGCCTGTTTGTCTAGGCATCATATTAATGTTAAAGCGATAGTTGTGATAACTATCCATTAACCCTAGCTGATACGTGTAAGGATCGTACAACAGTTTACCTTTTACAGGATGTTGAATATAAGCAAACTTTTTAGCAAAATACAAATACCCAGTGTCAGGATCCATGCAGGCCATTAAGTCTGCAATTTGTTCTTCTGTAAATGTTTCTTGTCTATTCGCCTTTTTAATTAAGACGCCGTCTAATGATGCTGCCATACTGTATTTACTCAGAAAAATAGAGCCCGTGGGCTCTATTTGACATTTTTTATTATTCTGCTGCTTTTGCTTTTTTCATTAGCATTTGAACAATCTCTTTGCTCAACGCTGACTTTTTAATAACATCGTTCATGTTGTTAGCAGCAAATCCATTGCCACCGAACTCAGCTAGTACTTCGCCTAGTCTTGAAAGTGCATTTCCCATCATCAAACTAGTATCATCTGTGCCACTCATTTGTGTACTCATGTCCATCATTTTACGACCTAAGTTGTTAATGTCTTTGTGCTTGTTTTCAAAGTTAGATTCGATATCGCGCTCTGCCACTTCTTTATCTTCGTCTTCACCGTCGCGCTGTGCAATTGCCTGACTCATTGGCTCATCTGTGTCGCCGTCTTTATCTAAGTCTGGAAAGTCTGGTCTTGGACCTGCTTGTTTTTCAGCTAATCTTTTTGCAAGCATTGCATGAATACTTTCTTTGGTATTCATTGGATTGTCGCCGCCTGCTGTTGCTGGATACGACCCTTTTTCTTTGTGCAAATCGTCGCCTGCTGGAATCATGTCACTAACATCGCCTGGCAGTTCTTCTGGTTCTGTAGTAGCACTGCCAAATCCGCCATCGTCGACTTCTTCGTATGCTTGTTCGCCTGCACTAATCATTCGTATAGTGTCGCCCATACTTGGTTCTGAAGAGTTGCTACCTGCACATGCCATTAAGTTTTCTGGGCCGTGGTCGCCGCCGCACACATCACACGATCCTGAATCACTGTCTGGACTCGGTAACATTTTTTGACTAATGTCGTCAACATCAACTTCTTTAGCATCGGCTCCTGCCAGTTGCATAATACGCAGTAGTTCTGCTACTTCCGATGCACTGTCGCCGTTGACACTAATGTTCATGTTTGCTTCATTTACTTTTTTCATTTTAGTCTCCTGACTTTTCTTTGCGAGCTACTTCTAGTTCTTTTAAAAGATTCATTACTTGATTTTCACCAACTGAATCTTGAGCACTTTCGCCTTCTAATTCTTCGACAGTTAACTTTGCAACATATTCTGTCTCAGTTGCTTCTTCTTGATACTCTTCCTGTGGCTCATTAGGATTGCGTACAATAATATGACTTTGTTCAACACCGCAACATTGTCCAATGTACTCTTGCAATACTTGAACAGTGGTAGGATATATGCAACTTATTTCAAAATAAGTAGCTTCCATGTTCTCAAGTTGTGGAAAGTCTAATGGACGTTCTTGTATCGGTGTTGTTTTTCCAGCTGCTACCTGCGAGCATCCGTATTTTTGTAAACTGGTTTCAAGCTGATTTTCAAAACCGTCTGGTAGCGGGCCTGCTACACCAATTTTAAAATCATATGTTTTTTTACTCTCAGTTAAATAATCTGCAAAGGTTCTCATTATTGTATCCTACTTTATACTACTATTTATCATTGTCCATGCCTTTTAGTTTCTGTAAAAGACTGTTTCTATCAGTAACAACATATCCTTCGCCGTTGACTATATCGCCAGCACCGTTAGGACTGTTATCTCTGTCCATTTTTTCTTTTTTAAGTTGCAAGTCAATCATTTTTAATTTTTTGTCCATCTTTGCAACTTTAGCATCTAAACTAGTTTTAAGCATGCCGCCTGCTACTTCAAACACTCTGCTTGCATAACGTGATTCTACATTCATACCTAGATCCATTAAATCATCGTATGCTTCAAGTGCTCGCTTTGCAATGTCTTCAAGTTCGTCGTCTGCTTTTTGTCCAAGGCCTTTAACTGCTGGCAATGCACTTGCAATCTTGTCAAACTCTTCTATGTCGCGAAATGTTTCTTCTTGTGCAACAACTGCTTGTTGCTTTACTGTTTCCTTGACGTCTTCGTTGTCAGGAAGATTTAACATTTCTTCAAGTTTTTTTGTCATAATAGCTTTCCATTATATGCTACTATTATTTATCAAATACTCGGTTGATAATTAAAATATTCTATTTCGTCAGCAAATCTGTTAGATACTAGTTTAATAAATTCAGCAGTCATAAAGTCTTTTTTATTATATGTTCCCACATGTACATTTCGTTCTAAAGGAATATAACAGTTAGACCATTTTTGTATTTTTTTAAAATCAGCGGATAATGTTTCATTTGAAAAAATATGTTCTACATCTTTTATATATTTTAATTGAGAAGTAACTCCGTTCATATTATTATCTAGACTATATTCAAGATAATATATTATTCCTTTATTCCAAACTTCGAGCATTTTATTATAGTAATCAACGTTATAGTTTTTTCTCAAACGTTGATCGCATTTAACTTTTTGAAAAACATACAAACTTATCAATCGATTAAACGTATTTCTTGTTATTGTAAAACTAGTGTCATACTGTTCTTGAATACTATCTAAAAACAAATGATCATTTCGAATAAATTGAAAACTAGAGTCTTTTAAATTTTTATACCACCATCTATAAACACTTGCTCCGCCGGTTTTAGGAATATGTACAAAAGCTACTTTCATTTTCTCTTACCTGTATGAAATATATCGTTTTCTGTAACGATTCTAAATAACATACCTTTTTGTTTACAGTATGCTCTTGCAGCTTGCCACTTGGCTTGATTAACAACATAGTGCAACTTGTTTACTTTGCTAGATCCTAACTTTTCACCAAATGCTTGATTAGAAGGCTTGACTTCGATAAGTTCAACATGCTGCTTTCCTGTACGATCTACATATACTAAAAAGAAATCAGGAACATAAATGGTATGCTTGCCGCTTAACGGATTTCTATAAGGAATACGCACTGCTTCGCTTGCCCATTGTGTAATACTATCATTGGTATCACACATACGCATAAAATGAAACTCCCAGCTACTTCTATAAGTTGGTGTGCGGCCGCCAATATATTTTTCAGGATTTTTTAGTGCAAACTTGCCTTGTGCAAATCGAGACATTAGAGTAACACATTTCTATTTTCTTGTGTTGGTTTATCAAATGCAACAGTATAACCTAACGCACTAATTTTACTTCTATTATTATTTAAAATAGCACTTACAAGCTGACTTAGTTTTACTTCATCTAAACCTGTTAGACTGTCTAGTAGCTCGAAAACATTTTTGCCTTCAGACTTGGCTTGTTGTAATATTACTGTAGTTACTGCAATTGCAGATGATTTATCAAAGTTTCTTTTTGTAAAGAATCCTAATACTGTATCAACTTCGTTGCTAGTGATAGATATTGATTTAGAAAAATAACGATCAAAAAACGTTTTTACTTCTGCTGCACTATCTGTTGATTTATTAATGCTGTTGTCTGTTACGCTGCTCATTATATTACTCCGGCATTAAACAAGGCAGTACTAGCAGTATTGCCACTTACCAAACTTGCTTCAATTTCAGCTTTTGTACTAGTTGGTAAACTATCGTAGTATGCTTGACTTTCTGCAATAGTTCTTCCAGTTGCTATTGAAATAGAACTAGAGGATTGGTATCTTGCATTGTCTGCTCGTTGTTTTGGTGTTGGTCCAACAGTTGTTGGAATCGAGTTATTAAATAACGATGCTAATGTTAGCAAATCGTTTGTTGAGTTTGTTGGAAATACAACATCTTTATTAAAGGGAACAGTGTTAGTTGATGTTACAGGTTTTGTTATATATGTGGTTCTAATACCTTCCTGCTGAGAACTGTTAATTTCAGTTAGTCCAACAGCTTCAAAGAATATATCTGCAAATATTTTTGACCAGCCTTCACTTACTCCAGTTGTGTTTTTATTATCTGAACTTGTACTTGTACTACTGTACGGACTAGGTGATCTATCATAATGTGCATTGTCGCCAAATCCTGCAGGATTACCGTTTTCTGTATAACCTCTATTATAAAGAACAGTTTCGTACGCAACACGCATATTGTTTTTCATTACTCCGCTGTTATCTGACTGATCAACTCTATCATGTTGCCACTGTGTTAGAATAGGATTAACAAGGGTAAAACTAGTATGATGACTGTCGGCATTGTTATGATGTAACTGATGTATCGATATACTATTAAAAAACGGAACATTACTGCCTTGGCTTCTAAATCCATGCTTGTAAGTGTTGAGAGGCTCAGAGTCATATAATCCTGTTTGATATGCACGGGGGCGACTGCCTTGATCTGCATAGTTGCCATCTTCATAATAGTATCTATAATATGCTTCCCAAAGTAGTGTAGTAAGTCCAGCTGCATCGTCGTGAAACTCGATGCTAACTTCGTCATAGTTTATTTTGGTTTGAATAACTTTTTTTCTATTGTATTGATTTACTGTTTCAGTGTTAACTGTATAAGTTGGTAAATCGGCCGACGATGCTAATATGTTAAACTCTCGTTTGTTTAGCATACTGCTTACACTGTTGCCAAGTTGTCTTAATGCAGCTGGATTTACATCTATTACGACATGATATAAAAACTTAACTTTAGGAGCTAACCTAAAGTTGTTACGTCTATAAAGATTTGATGCGTGAGTAAAATCACCCATTATACCTTTGTTGGTATCGAAGTTGCTAAAGTTATCAAAGTTTCTGTTTAACGGCATAATGTATTTATCTTATATTTAAACTATGTATATAATAACAAATAAGGAGCCCCAAAGGGCTCCTTAGAAGTCAAGCAATCTCTTTATTATTTAAAGAGCTGCTGCGCCAGTAGCGCCTGTGCCTGTTTCTCTGTTTCTATCCTGGAAGTTGTTTGGTGTACCAACTCCACTGTTAAGCTGAACAGCATTATCGTATTGTATATTTAACGCTACAGTCATTGCATCGTTTGTAGAATAGTTCATTGCACCGTAATCAACTGATGTTAGGTAACAGCCGTATAGTTCCCAAGTTTCAAGTACGTTTGGTGTATTAGCGCCGTTGCCGCCGTCTAGTATTTCAATACGCTGTGTAAACTTGTAATCTTGTCCTGTAGCAGCACTTGACTGTTCGAAGAAATCAAACTGTTTCTGTAGCTGTTCGCCCACGGATCTTTGAACATTACCATTAACATCGTCACGTAGGTTAATAGTAACCGGTGCCCATGTATGTTTTCCTGCCATATAAATCTTTGAGTTGTAAACATCAAGTTGAATTGGATCAAACGAAAGATTAGGACGACTAGCGTCAATAACCTGTTTCGTAAGTTCAGTTGTATTACCTGTAATACCAAAGTTTTCAAGTGTAACGCGGAAGCGATACGCTAGTTTCGGCATTAGCAGACCCTGGCTGCTTGCACTAGTATCATTGGCTAATGGTACTGTTAAATTTAGTAGAGTTGAGATTGCCATCTATGTTTCTCCTTATCGCATGTATTTATCATTTGTAGGGGGATTTTATTTTCCCCCTACTTTAATGACTTATAACCCTGCGATTTCTCCTGTGTTTTTGATACGTAACGGAATGTAAATAAACTCAACTGCTTTGACTGGTTCAATAGCAATATCTACATATAATTCGTTTCTATCAATTCTCGCTGGTGTGTTGTTTGATTCGTCACACACAACTAAGAAGTCATAAAGAGCTCTTAGTCCCACTAGTTCAACCATTAGACTTTCTACTTGCTGCTTGAGTTCATCACGTGTGATTTTATCATTTGGTTCAAATAGATATGGTTTTGACAAAGTACTTAGCTGGCTACGTAAGTATACAACTAGTCTTGCAACATTTACTCTATCAAGAGCACTTGCATTTCTTGCACGAGTTTTTTGTCCAAATACAACTAGCCCTGCTCCTGTTAGGAACGTAATCGGGTTAACGTTGTTTTGATACAATGTATCACGCTGTCCTTCGTTAAGTGCAATACTTACAAATTCGCCTTCTGCGTTGATGTAACCTGTTGCTGATGCATTGGTTACGCCACCACGTCTTGTACCTGCTGGTGCAAACCATGGATATGCAACTTGGTCGTTTAGTGCGTATGTGCGTAGTACCATGTGTGATGCCGGAACAACAATGTTGTTGCCTGCGTTATCACTTGTGAAACCACTTGGATAGTAAACACCCAAATACTCATCTCTACTAACAAGTCCATCATCGTTATCTTCAACTACAGTTGCAACGTTAGTTGCCCATTCATTGATCGAAGTTGCATTTGATGCTAGGCGCATTGGACTATCACCAATAACAAATGCTGTTAGGCCTCTGTCGTAGTTTAGTGTGATCATTTCGCCAATTAGCTCTGGATATCCTGGAGTTGTAATCAAGTTAAAGATTCTTGATTCGTCATCGCGGATGTCCTGGTTGCTATTTAACATTGATTGTAATGCTTGTACAACAACTTTACGTTGTGCGTTACGACCAAAGCTGCCTGAACCGTCTGCATTGTTTGCTGACTCAGTTACCCAACGATGTGGATAATATGCTGCCATTGACTCATCACCAAAACGTTCATTGTCTGCTGCTAAGTCTACATAGTTACGCTCAAAACGCTTAACGTTAAAGCCACTTCTGCGTGTGTTCCATAGCAACATGCCTTTTGGATATAATGCTGGATCTGGTGTGTCAACATCTACATAGTTACTTGCTAGTAGCTCTGCAATAGTTCCTGCTGGGGCAGTTGTTGCTGTTCCACCGCTTGTACCGTAACGTGCATCAGCAAATAGAACGCCGTTTTCAGTGGTTTGATCTGTTGTATCTAATGCAGTCCAAACACTTAATGTTGCATTCCAACGATACATTGTTGGGAAGTTATCAAGGTCTGCTGTGCTAATCCAAAGATCTCCTGTTACTAGTGCAGTTGCATCAGATTGTGCTGTTGGTGCTGTTGCTGCAACCATAGGTCCTGCTGGATCTGTTCCAGTGTACGGACTGTCAGCGTGTAGATATCCAACCCATTTAGTGCCGTCATGTACCATAACATCAACTTCGTCAATAACACTACTATACCATAGTGCGCCGTCTGCTGCAAGAGCAGTTGGAGAATCACCACTTGCTGTATATGTTAGTTCTTTCCAAAGTGTTGCAATATAGTTTGTTGCTGCACCAGTTGGTGAATCATAGAAGTTTGCAGTTCCTGTATTAGCTGTATAGTTCCATGCTGTAAATGCAAATGCTACTGGAGTGCTTGTGCCATCGTCAAATCTAATGTCGCCGCCAATTGCATGTGTAATAATAATTTTATTACTAGAATCAACACTAGCAGTAACATTAGTTAAACCAGCTGTGTTAACTGCTGCTGCAAAAAGATCTGCATCACCTGTTGCACCTGCTGCTGTAAACGAAATGTTTGCTACTGTACTTAATGTTGCACTACCTTTTGTTGTTTCTTGGATAGTAAAATCATTAGCACCTGCTGTAAATGTTGAAGCAGTAACAACCAAACTAGTAATAGTTGTTGCGCCTGCGCCATTGCGTTTGTAAACAGTATAGTTAGCTACATTTGTTGCAGCTTCTGTTGTGTTTGTTTGTACATACAAGTTTGCAGTTGTTAAGTTTATGCCGCCGCCTGTTTTATCAAGACCTGCTAATGCTGCATGGTTTGAAGTATAAACAGGAGCGCTTGCTGCATCCCATAGTTCTGTTGAACCGTTCCAAACTTTAGTTTTCCAATCTGCACCACTATTTGGTGTAGTTGTTTTAACCCATATACTTCCTGTCGGACGTGATGCTGAATCTGCTGTTTTCCATTCTGGAACACTTGTGTGGGCAGTTGCTTGCAATGCTGGTGGATAATATGTGCCAGCAGTAATGCCTGCATCTACTAGAGCTGCGCCGCCAAGTGTAATACTTGAATGTGTTGAACCATCGTTAAAGATAGCTAATTTGCCGTCTACTGCTGCTGCTCTAATACCTACACCGGTTATTGCTGCATTAAAATCAGCAACAGTTTGTGTAAGAGTTGTTCCAGTTAATGTAACTGTACTACCAGACTCTGATTCTGTAATAGTTTCACCAATTGTGTAAGTTACTGAAGCTGCTGTACCTGTTACTGAAGCCCAACTGTCTTTCCACTCTGCACTACCTACTTGTACCCAAGTACCAGCAGTATTTTTATACCATGTGCGGATAATAGTCGAAACTGCTACTATTGCGTAGTCGCCAATCGCGCCAACTGCTGCTTTTGGAGCAAACGGAGAAGATCCTAGTGTGCGTGTTGCATCTGTAATAACAGTAGGCAATTTATTTGTAAATGTTTGGCCAGCTGTATTAGTTGCTGATTCTGCTGCGCCATTCCATTCAAAAATACCAAACTTTGAAGTTTGTGTATCTAACCAATAAGTTCCGTTTGTCGGATTTGCTGTTGTCGGTGTTGAACTTGCTGTTAGTGCTGTAAGATCTGTATCT